GCCAACACTATTGGACAGGGCATGACATCAGCTTTTGATGCCTTGATATCAGGCGCGCAAAGCTGGCAGCAAAGTCTCAACGAAATTGCATCTGGCGTCTTGATTGATATTGCCAATCAGCTACTGCAAATCTTTGTTATTGAACAAGCTATCAACGCTATTCGCGGTTTCCTTACTCCATTTAATCCTGCAACACCTCTTGGTGCTGGAGGTGGCAAGATAGGAAAATTCGGCACGCTTGGACCGAACTATGGTATTCCACAACGCGCAAAAGGCGGCAGTGTAACCGGCGGCTCTCCTTATCTCGTCGGTGAGCGTGGTCCTGAGCTGTTCATGCCAGGACGCAGTGGCGGCATTGCTCCTGCTGGCAGCTTTGGTGGCGCCAACGTCACCGTTAATGTCGATGCTTCCGGCTCCAGTGTCCAAGGGAACCAGCCTGACGCCGCTGCGCTGGGACGTGCCATTGGCGCCGCAGTGCAGGCAGAATTAGTGAAGCAGAAGCGCCCCGGAGGCTTGCTCGCCTAATGGCTACGTTCCCCTCTATAACGCCAACCTACGGCGCACAGAAAAGCAGCCAACCACGCGTACGCACCGCACAGTTTGGTGATGGTTACAGCCAACGTCTACGCTATGGGCTAAATACCGACCCCAAACAGTGGGACTTGACCTGGAACGTATCCGAAACAGATGCCGATACAATCGAGGCTTTTCTGGAAGCTCGCGCTGGTGCTGAGTCCTTCGACTGGACACCTGTTGACTCGGGTACATCCTCTAAGTGGATATGCCAAGCATGGACTAAGACGATTCCTTACCTGAACCGCGCCACAATCACAGCCACATTTGTGGAGGTATTTGAACCGTGAGCGAAATGTTTCAGGAGCTGCTTAGCTCCAATCCTTACGCGATCATTGAGCTATTTGAGCTGCACCTGGATCAGGAGCTGCATGGCAGCACAGAGATTGTACGTTTTCACGCTGGCGCCAATCAGACCAGCCCCGTAGGCGAAATTTATTGGCAAGGGCAGCCCTATCAGGCATTGCCGATTGAAGCAGAAGGTTTTGAGTACAACGGTTCTGGACAACTTCCACGTCCAACAATCCGCGTCTCCAACTTGTTGGGCAGTGTCTCGGCGTTATTGCTGGGCGTAAATGAGATCACTCCTGGCAACGACCTGACTGGCGCAAAGGTTATCAGGATCCGCACGTTGAGTCGTTTCTTGGATCCTGCAAACTTTGCGGGCAATGTGAATCCTTATGGCACGCCTGCGAATGAGGAGATGCCGCGTGAGATCTACTACATCGACCGCAAATCAGCAGAGAATCGCGAAATCGTTGAGTTCGAGCTTGCATCCGTATTTGACCTGGCTGGTGTTCGGGCGCCTAAGCGGCAGGTGATTGCCAATATCTGCCAGTGGAAATACCGCAGCGCCGAATGCGGTTACACGGGTGGCAACTACTACGACGAATACGACAACGCACTTGGGGCAACCCCCGCGACTAATTTCAGCGCCACAGCTTTTGGCGCACAGTTAACAGCAGGCGAAACATTAAATGAAGGCGATGCAATCGTGTCATCCAATGGCTGGTATCGCGCCATCATGCAAAGCGATGGCAACTTTGTCGTCTACAAGAAAAACGGAACAGCAGCTTGGGCAACCAATACTGTCCGAGGCGATGGTACCTATCGCGCAGTAATGCAAGGCGATGGCAACTTTGTGATTTACAACGGCAGTTCTGCGATCTGGGCAACCAATACAGAAAACACTTCATCGCCCAGCACGATGAGTTTTATTGATTGGTATCCACGCGACGTGCAAACAGGTCGCTCTGGTGGCTTTGGCTGGGAATGTGTCGGCTCAAATCCCACTGGCTCAGGTCAAACCAACACGCAAACAGAGTCCTTTACTATCGGCAGCCGTTCAATCACTGTCTTGTTTGAGTTCTATTCAACTGAATTGCCCGTCGGTCACTACAGCGGACAAACCTACGCTTGGAACGGCATCAACAGCGCCGCAATCACGGCAAGCAGCGGCACGTTTTATACGGGCGAAGTTATTGATCTGACCAAAACATTGTCAAGCAATAATCCTTTCCGCAACAATCATCCGACCTTGGGCACGTTGTCAACTGCGGGTGCGGCGTATCAAATCACAGCCGTTACAGGCAACACGAACAACCGCCTGAACATCACAACAACTGGTGGCTTGATTCTCTACACCAACACCAACGCGCAGCTATGGAACTCTGGGTTTAGCAGTTCAGATGAACCCCTTGTCACTACTGGGACGGTTAATCCCCTTCAAGATGTTTGCGGCAAGCGCATTAGCAGCTGCAAAAAGCGGTTTGGTGATTATGCCGAACTACCGTTTGGGTCATTCCCGTCTGTTGGGACCTTCTACTCATGACCCACTGGAAGCATGACGCGCTGGCACATGCGCTGGCTGATGCGCCAAGGGAGGCATGTGGCTTGGTCGTTGTGGTCAAAGGTCGCGAGCGGTATTGGCCATGCAAAAACCTTGCTGCCACTAATGATTTCTTCGTCCTAGATCCTGAGGATTACGCCGCTGCTGAGGAAGCTGGCGAGATCTTGGCAGTGTTCCACAGCCACCCCAAATCACCAGCGCAGCCAAGCGAAGCCGACCTGATGGCGTGCGAAAAGTCCGGGCTGAAGTGGATCATCTGCAACCCCGGCACCGAGATGTGGTGTGAGTTTGAACCGACCGGCTACAAGCCACCACTACTGGGGCGCCAATGGGTCTGGAGCGTGTCGGACTGCTGGACGCTGGTGCGCGACTGGTACAAGGAGGAGTGGGACCTAGATCTACCGGATTGGCAGCGTCCGACGAACCACGAGGAGTTTCGCCTGGCGCCAATGTTTGAGGACTGCTTCGAGGAAGCGGGCTTTGTGAATCTTGGACAGGATCAGCCTGAATATGGCGACGCAATTTTGATGCGTCTCGATGGGTCACCGGGTTTGAATCACGTAGCTGTTTATGTGGGTGAACAGCGCATTTTGCATCATTTGACCGGGCGTCTCAGTAGCCGTGACGTTTGGGGCGGCTACTATCAGAAGAACACCGGACTAATCGTCAGACACGGGAGCAGGTGCTGAGATGTTCCGCGTCATCAAGGTCTACGGCAAGCTCGCCAAGCATCTGGGGCAACGGAGCTTCAAGGCGGCGGTAAAAACACCGGCTGAAGCAATCCGTTTTCTGCTGGCGAATTTCCCGAGCTTGCGTGGCGTGATGAGCGAAGGCGATTACAAGCTGAGCGTGGGTCGCAGCCAGCTTGAAATTGGCGAACACCCTGAGCATATACACCTACCGTCGGCATCCTTTGAGCCCATCCGGATTATTCCAGTGGTTGCTGGTGCGGGTGGTGGTACAGGCAAGATTTTGGCTGGGGTCGGTTTGATTGCAGCTGCAATCTTGCTGGGTCCTGCCGGCGGTGGATTCCTGGGTTTAGGTGCTGGCTTGGCTAATACTGTGGCAAGCGGACTTGCTACTGGCATCGTTTCAGCAGGCGTCTCAAGTGCGATTGGCGCCGTTGGTGCAGCGTTAGTGCTTGGTGGAGTTTCTCAACTGCTTACCCCAACCCCCCAGCTTGGCGTTACAAATGCACGTGGCGTTGACGAAACAACCGACCCTCGCCGTAGCTACAGCTTTTCTGGTATCCAGAACGTGAGCCGCCAAGGCGTACCAGTGCCCATCATTTACGGCGAAGTATTTACGGGCAGTGTGGTCATCTCTGCCGGTATCAATACTGAGGAGATTCCGACCTAATGGATAAGCAACAAATTGCTGGTGCAGGCGGTGGCGGCGGTGGTGGGCAGCAGACAGTCATCGCGCAGCCTGCTGGTGGCGCCTTTGTTAATCCAGACAACCTCGACTCCCGCCAAGTTGTTCGCCTTATTGATCTACTAGGCGAAGGTGAAATCGAGGGCTTTCCATCAGCGCGGAATTATTCACCTGGCACGGCTGCATACGAAAACGCAATCAAAAAAGACATCTATTTCAACAATACGCCGCTGCTTCGCGCTGGAGCGGATCCCTACAACGTCCAAACCAGCGACTACAACTTTGATCTGACTAACTCAGCATTTGAATATCGCTCTGGCACACAAAACCAAAGCTATACACAAAACATCGGTGACGCCAACCAGCAGACGTATGCCGTTGGATTGAAGGTGACCAAGGATGTACCTGTAACTCGGTCGATTACAGATACAGACGTAAATTCTGTGCGGGTAACGATTGGCACCCCGGCGCTGCAAAAGTTCGAAGCCAATGGCGACATTAACGGTCGCACAATCGAATATCAGATTCAGGTTTCCTACAGCGGCGGACCTTTCACGACAGTCGTTAGCAATGACATTTCTGGCCGCACGCCAGACCTTTACCAGCGCATCCACCGCATCGATCTTGATCCAGGTCCACCAGCCGAGATCCGCGTTGTTCGTGTTTCTGATGATGCCCCAGCACCCGGCTCATCGGTCGAATACTCCGATCTGTACTGGTACGACTACACCGAAAAAATCAACGCAAAAACAACATTTCCAAATAGTGCCCTGATGGGCATCCGCATCAATGCGGAACAGTTCAGCAACATTCCGACTCGCAGCTACCGGGTGCGGGGTATCAAAGTTCGCATTCCAAACAATGCCACGGTCAATCCAGAAAACGGACGTTTGATCTATGCCGGCACTTGGAATGGCACGTTTGCAGCGGCGCAATGGACGACTGACCCCTGCTGGATCCTTTGGGATCTACTGACATCCAAGCGATACGGTTTCGGTGATCATGTCGCCGCTGATCAGCTGGACAAGTGGAGCTTTCTGGCCGCCAGTCAGTATTGCTCTGAAGTTGTTTCCAACGGCAAGGGTGGTCAAGAGCCACGGTTTTCCTGCAATGTTGTCCTGCAATCGCAGCAGGAAGCCTTCACGCTGATCAACGATATGTGCTCGGTGTTCCGGGCAATGCCGTTCTGGTCTGCTGGCACGCTGGAGGTATCGCAGGATCGCCCGCAGGACTACAGCTACATCTTCAATCAGACCAACGTCACCGAAGCCGGGTTCAGCTACAGCGGCAGTGGTCTGAAGACTCGCCACACCGTTGCGGTGGTGCAGTATTTCGATATGGACCTGCGCGATATCGCGTATGAGGTCATCGAAGACAAAACCGGCATCGACAAGTTCGGCGTTGTCAAAACCGAGATCCAAGCTTTTGCCTGCACCAGTCAAAGTCAAGCCCGCCGCGTTGGTGAATGGCTGCTTTACACCGAGCAAAACGAGACCGAGATCGTCAGCTTTGAAACTGACATTGCAGCTGGCATCACTGTTCGCCCCGGTGACCTAATCAAAATTGCCGACCCGGTGCGTGCTGGCGTTTCGCGTTCCGGGCGTTGTACAAGCGGTTCAACCACCACAAGCGTGAAGCTGGATCGTGATGATGTGACCCTGTTTCCCAGCGGGGCACCAGCCAACTTCACCTTCAACGTATTGCTGCCCGATGGCACGCTGGCGATCGTGCCGAGTTCCACCTTGTCCGGCAACACGGTTGCAGTTGGCACCACACTCGCCTTAGCTCCTGCCGCTGGTGCGCCTTGGACAATCGGTACTGCACAGGTCAGCATGAGCACCTGGCGGGTGCTGTCGATCAGCGAAGGTCAAGACAGTTATGCCGTAACTGCTGTCGCCTATAACTCCAGCAAATACAACTACGTGGAGCGGGATGTACCGCTCAGCACTAGGGACGTTTCGGATCTCAACGAACCTCCGCTATCGCCCACCAACCTCAGCGCCACAGAGGTTCTGTACGAAAGCAATGGTCAGGTACTTGCCAAGTTGATTGTCAGCTGGCGTGGTGCCGAACGTGCTTTGAACTATGAGGTGCGCTACCGCGTCAATCAAGGCAACTGGGTCAATCGGACAATCCGCACGATTGACCTAGAAATCCAAAACAGTGATGTTGGCGTCTACGAGATTGAGGTGACTTCAATCGGGGTCATCAATAGCAAGCGGTCATCACCTGCAACCCTGACCTTTAACGCGCTTGGCAAGACCGCACCACCGGAAACAATTCCAGATCTGTTCATCGCTCCGATTGATGAACACACTGCTGAGCTGTACTGGCCGCAGTCTGTCGATATTGACGTGAGAATCGGCGGCAAAATCCGCATCCGCCACACCCCCATTACCGATGGCACCGCCAGCTGGGGCAAAGGCAACGACATTGTGCCTGCGGTCAATGGCAGCAGTACTCGCAAAATCGTGCCGCTACTGGAGGGCACCTATTTCATCCGTGCCATCGATTCACTTGGCAATGAATCTGCTGGTACGGCGAGCGTGGTGGTGGATCTGCCCGAGCCTCAAGATCTGCTGCTGGTGCAGGAATACCGCGAAGAAGATAATTCGCCGCCCTTCAATGGCACAGGAAACGATCTGTATTACAACAGCACCGAGATTGGGCTATCGCTTGCCGCTGACACATTGGTTGACGACATGGCAACCGATGGCGACTGGGATGCCTTGGGGCTGATTGATTACATCGGTGGTGCCGTTAGCAGTGGAAGCTATGAGTTTTATGAAACGCTGGATCTGGGCGGTGTCTATGACCTTGGCATTCAAAGAATCCTTAAAACCCGTTCGTATGAGCCAGGCAATACCTGGGACGAACGTATCGGAAACATCGACCTGTGGGACGACATCGACGGTGACGATCTTGGTGCCGCCAACTGCAACGTCTACATCCGCGCCACCAACGATGACCCTGCTGGCACACCAACGTGGAAAGATTGGCAGCCGTTTGTCAATAACAGCACCCGTGGGCGTGGCTTCCAGTTCAAAGTGATTGCTACCAGCACCAATCCGGCTCAAAACGTAGTGATCGAAGAGCTTGGCGTCACAGCTCACTTCGAACGTCGCACGGAGCAACAACGCAACCTAACCAGTGGCGCTGGAGCTTATGCCGTGACCTTCCCGACTGCGTTCTATGCGGCACCAAGCATCGGTATCACGGCGCAAGATATGGACAGTGGTGATTATTTCCAGCTGAGCGGTGTGAGTCGCACTGGATTCACGGTTACCTTCCGTGACAGTGGAAGTAACATTGTCAGTAGGACCTTCGACTATCAAGCGGTCGGGCACGGCCGGGAGATCACCTAATGGCTCAGGCGACCGATTATTCACTTGCTAACCAGTCTGGCGCCAACTTCCGCGCCGAACTGAACACGATCCTGGCGGCAATCGTCAGCCAGAACAGTGGCACCAGCGCCCCGACCACCACTTACGCCTATCAGCTCTGGATCGATACGGGTGCTAGCCCCAACCCGCTGCTGAAGCTGCGGAATGCTGCCAACAGCGCATGGATCACTATCGGCGATGTGACCGTTGCCAACTTGGGCTTGGCATCACTGGCTGGTGCAACCTTTACTGGCAACATCACGCTTAACGCTCAAAGCGATCTGCGGTTTGC